TTTTTGCCATAATATAATATATAATAAAATTAATAAATAAAAGGACCGAGGCCGAAGCCCCGGTTCTTTAGTATAAACAGTGCTTATTTCATTAACATGAAATTGTTAGCACCTTGAGTAATTAAACATCTTTCAGTTAACATGTGTAATTGCATTGCGTCTAAAGCAGATGTAGCAGCTCCAACTGAACCAGTAGTCCAAGTTTTCATTCTTCTATCATCAGTTTGAGAAGCTCTGTATCTTACATGTAGGAAAGGTTTTTTCATACTAGCTCCAACAGTTTGATCGTAAACTGAAGAAGTACCAGCAGGAATCATAACCCCTCTAATAGCATTTGCAGCATTAGCAGCGTTAATACCACCTCTTGTAGCTTTATCATTTAAGTATCTCATGTCAGACTTGTAGAAATCGTAAGATCCACGTCTGAAACCAGCAAAACCTAAATTTAACGCCATACTTTCGTCGTTGTTAAATACTCCGTAAGAAGTACCACCAGCACCGTAAGAATTCATTGAAGCTAACATATCATCCATTGCAAGAGACGTAGCTCTATTCACAAACATCATGTACTCTTCAATAGCACCTTGCTTATCAAATTCTGCTAAGATAGCGTCAAATTCAGCTAAATCAGTTGCAGCGTTAACACCAGTAACACCAGTAGTAACATTACCTCTTGACTCAATAGCAGCGAATAAACCTTCAGTACCTACAGAACTTCCTGCATGTCCTAAGTGTGCATCAACTTCATTAGCGTTAGATGCGTCACCTTTAACAGACTCTAACATAGACATTTCGATGTAGTCATTAAAACGAGCTCTAGTATCAGACTCAGCTTTTAAGTACCATAAGTAACCTCCTTGTCCACCTTCAGTTGAAATTTCTACCCAACCAATTTTTGAAGCATCAGATCCTGAGATCTCATAGTAATCCTTCATAATAATAGGCTTGTTAGTAAAAGTTTTAAAGTCAGGCTCGTTAGCAGAGTGAGAGTTAACATTTCTATCAGCAGCAGCGTTACTAGAATAAGCAGTTCCTTTTCCGTATTCAGAACCATAAACTAATAAAGTTGTTGCCCCAGCAGTTGCTAACGCAGCTATTCTACCATTGTCATAAGCTGTTACAGTAATAGTTGCATTTGAAGCGTGTACAGTAGTGACAATCGCTTTAAAAACACCGTTTACATTTGCAATAAGAACAGTATCATTAACTCTAACACCGTGGTTAGCAGATACAAAAGTTGATCCTGCATCGTTGTTACCATCTATATCAGAAGTAACTGTAAACACATCTTCCGCAGACATTATACCTTTGTAAGATAAATGTAGTCTTGACTGCTCAGACCAAACTACTTGGTCAGCTGTCATAGCCTCTTCAGCTCCTACTTGTGCAAGAAAGCCTGAAATAGTTCTCGGTCCGAAAACTTCAGCTTCTTTTTCCATAAGATCTGGTACATATTGTTGCCCCCATCCAGCGTTTGTGCCAGAAGAAAGGTCTAGGTAGTTTGTTGATAATGCAACCTTCTGTGAAGCAGGTACACTATTTAATAAACCACCAGGGTTTGAAATTGCCATAATTTTTAATTTTTAAATTTATAATTTATTTATTGTTTTTAATTTTAAACTTAAAGCTAGAAGAATCATCGTTAAGCACTCTTACTTTTGGTCCGCTAGTATTATCGTTTGAAAACGACTGTCTAGGGTCCATATTTACATTTTTGGCTTTTGCAACACTTTCTTTTAAAGCATCTACTTTACCTTGTTCGTAAAAATGATTAGCAACAGCATCGGAGTTCATAGCTGTAAATAGAGATTTATGATAACCTTTAGCATCTGACATTTCATTATCTTTGTTCAAAAACTTTTTGACAAAATTATTAATATCGCTTTGAGTTTCTTTAACCTCCACAGCATTCTTCACATTAAACCTATATTTCTTTTCACCGACCTTGTATTCAAAACCTTTGAATTTATCGTTAAAAACCTCTTTAGTTTTATTTAAAAAAGTATTAGTTTGTTTGTCTGCTATCTTTTTAGTCTCTTCCGACTCTTTGTTGTACCTATTAAAGAAGCTCATAGCTTTCTGTTGTTCAGGTGTTAACCTTGAACCTGCTTTGATCTCTTCATAGTATTTAGACTTTTGCCCGTCTAAGTGGCTTTTAGCGCTGGCAACTTGCTCTTTAAGCGCTATTTTTTTCTTTTTAACATCTCTTTCTTCATCAACTTCCTCGTCAAACGAGAATGAGTCTTCAATTAAAAATTCTATTTCGCTAGAATCCAAATGAGATTTTGTTTGTTTATAGTATTCTCTAAGTATTGTCATGTCGTCATAACTAGAGTAATCTTGATTAAGACGTACATAGTCCTCTAAAGTTCCACCAGTTTCGCTCATGAAATCTATAACTTTTTGTAAATTTTCAGGCAAAGGAACTCCAGTTTCTTTAGATTCAGCAACAGCATCTTCAACTTTTTCAGTTAATTCTTCTGCTTCTTCTTTAACCTCTTCTTCAGTTATTTCTTCTAACGCTGGAGACTCTTCTTGTGTTTGTTCTTCCGGTTGTACTTCTTCTTGTTTTTCTGTGGACTCGGCATTATCAAGCTCTGTAACCACTCCCTTGTCGTCAGGGTTATCTTTTTTAACTTCATCTTTTTTTGGTGTTGGGGGTTTATCTAAATTTACTTTTACAACGTTATCGTCGGTATTTTCTTCTTGTTCAGATACGTTTGCTTTTGTAACCTCTTCGGTTACGTTATCTACTTTTTCTTCCATAATATAATATAATAATAGTTAATAATTTTACTGAGGATCAAAAGCTCCTAAATCAAACCCGCCACCTAGTATATCATCACTTGCGGATTCAAAGTTTTTAGGTGATTTACCATTATTTCTTTGGTCTATCATTTCACTTTGCTGAGTGGCTTGTATTTTAGTTCTTTCGTCCTTACGATCTTCTTTTTGTTTTTCTTTTCCTTTCACTGCTTCAACTTCCATTTTCTTAAGCTGCATATTCATTTCAAACTCAAACTGCATAAGTTCTTTTTTGTACATAACTTCTTGTTGCATTTTTTGACTTTCAAGTTGAGCTTTCATTTGTTCAAGTTGCATTTCCATTTCAGCGTTAGCTTGGTTTTTTTGTATCTCACCCTGAGAAGCAGCTTGAGCAGCTTGCTGGTTTGTTTGAGATTGCAACTTCATGTTTCTTTCTTGTATTGCCTGATCTTTATCTTGCTTTTTCTTTCTACGTATTTTTAATAGTTGATTTGCTAATTTAATATTTTTAATTTCTCTAAGATCAATTGCATCAGCAAGTTCTATCAACTGTTGTTGTAAAGCCATTTGAATATTATTTTCAAGCATAGCTTTTTCTTCATCATCTGGTTGTAGTTCTATAAATATACCAAAGTCATACAAGTGCAAACCTTTTAACTCTTCTAAAGTACCAACGTTATGCCTACCTATAGATTGAACAAAAGCATCTTTAGTTGGTGAGTATTCTAAAACATCTGATATTCTTAAAGACAAACACTCAGCTATTTCCGATGTTATATATAATCCTGATTGTAGTATATGTCTTGTTGCTGTGTTGCTGTTTGCTGCTGCTAATTTTTGTACACCTACTAAAGCATTTTTATCTGGCATACTGCCATCTCTAGCTTCGTTTAAACCGGTAACGTCTCTTATCATTTGTAGATAATAATTATATGTACCTATTAAACTTTGCATTTTAGCCCCACCATTTCCAGATTGTATTTCTTGTATTGGTACTTTTCCAGGATTTTGATCTCCTTCAGAAGTGAAAGATCTACCTATAACAGATCCTGTTTGGAAGAACATGTTTAATGCTTCCTGAGGATTGTAGTTAGTTCCATTACCTAAATCTATTTCGGCTAAACCATCAGCATCTAAATAGACTCCATCAGGTACCATTCTAGCTAATACTTGTTGTAGTTTTAAATGCGTTAACTGTATCATGTCAGCAAAACCAGTTACACGTTTAACAAGAGATTCTATTCTACCTTTATACATTCTTGGAGCAACTATAGAATAATTCATCTTAACCTTAGTGTAATCACTTTTAGGTCTCATCATGTTTTTACAAAGCTGCCACTTAAGAATCTTACTAGTACCTAATATAACAGCACCTTCATAAACTACCTCTATTTTTTTACTTAGTTTTTCAAACTCACCACCCATGTTTTTAGGTGGATTAAAACTATCATCTTTTTTTATAGCTTTTTTAGCTCCACTGCCAGTTTCTTTTACTTTGTATACTTCACTATTATAAGTTTTGTAATTAAAATAAAGAACTTGAAACTTGCTACCATCTTCTTCTCTTGAATTACCACTACTATTATTGTAGTTTGTTTTATAATAACTATTCTTTTTAGTTATTTCTTCTAAATCAGAAGACGTTAAATCTGGAAATTGTTTTATTAACTCGTTTATAGGAATGTCTTTAACTTCTCCTACGTAATATATATCATCAAAATAAGGAGATTCTGTATATGAGTAAACCAAATTAGCCGGATCAACATAGTCTATGGTTATACCTTCAGAAGTGTTAAAGTTTGTTTTAGCAGCTCCAATACCAAGAACTGTAAGATCATAATAAAACTGCTTTTTTATTAATTCAAACTTGTTTCCATCAAACAAAACGTTTAAAGCTTGCTCTTCAGCTATCTCTATTGACTGCTTGTAAGTTAACTGCATGTGAAGATCTAGCTCTTCTTTTGATTCAGGAAGTTCTTCTATTGGATTTTCATAAACATTTATATCTGCCTGTTGGAGTATTAAATCGTTTATTTCTTTGTTTTTTATATCTTTTAAAACAGACTTCATATAGTCTGATCTTTTCCCAACCCCATAAGGGTCTTGAGAATAAGCTTTTATATCGTAAGTTCTTTCAGCAATACCATTAACCACTATGTCTACAAACTTAGATATTATAGGAACTGGCGTCCAGTCTAAATTAAGATAAGATAAATCACCGTTTATAGACAGCTCATCTTTATATTTTTGTATTGATTGTTCTCCTCTAGCGTATAGTCTAAGGTTGTGGAAATTATTAGTGTTAGTTTTATACTTATTACTTCCGTTCTCTATACTAAACCATTCACGCTCTATAGCTTTTGCAACCTTTAAACCGTAATCTAAAGATTGTTTTTCGCTATCGCTAACCGTTTGTTTTGGAAAATAATTATTTATAACAGACTCTGCCATATTTATTTTTTGATTAATTTAGATGTACCGCCCTTGTTTTCATACCTAGCAATACTTATGTTTAGTTTTGGTTTTTGTACTGGTGCGTTTGGTCTATATAGATGCCTGTTGTTAGCCATTATAGCTAAACCAGAACTTATAGAGGCATCATGTTTAGTTCTTTTGTTTATATCAAATCTAGACCAATCGTTTAAAAGCTCATTAAAATAACAATCTCCAAAAGATCCATCTTGCTGTATACCTACATGAGCTTGTATATACATTTCTATTGCTGCTGCGTGAGCTTGTTTTATATCTTCACTTGAATTAGGTATTCCACCTACTTCTTTTTCAGCTACAGATAGTTTGTTCCATATTTTATCAGGTCTGTTCATACTAAAACCTCTATAGCCACGTCTTCTAAAATAATACAATAGACGAGGTTTATTGTTCTCTGCGAGTATAGGCATCCCGTAAAACACACAAGCCATTAGAACATCTTCAAAGAATATCTCTGCTGTTTGTGGTCTTGCTAGGTATTCTAAAAAAAAGCTATTAGCTGGAGCATCTTCCATGCTAAACTTAGTTAAACCGTGAAGCGCACCTTTAGAACCTACACCATCTACAGTTCCTGATATATCATAACTATCACATCCAAAAGCGCCCATATGCTCATTACCAGGCCATTTAACTCCATTTTTAATAACACAGTTGTTTTGTATATTCACTGGTGGTACCCAGCTTACTTTAAATCTACCTTTTTTATCTGGGTAAAATATTACTTGACTATCTTTTATACCGTTAACCCATTGAAAATTACCTACAGTAACTCCTAAAGTGTTAGACATTTCTTCGTTATAATCTATTTGCTCATATATTTTAACTAAGTTAAATATACTTCCAGCAGCTTCGTCTCTAAATGCGTGTTCTGTTGTTCTAGGAAACTGTCTATAAAATTCGTTTAAAGCATCTTGATCTCCTTTTAAACCATCAGCTTCATTTTGCCAGTTCTCTACAACACCTATATCTATCAGCTCACCGTGTGGGTCGAAGACATCATGGTCTGGATTATCGAAGACTGGAATTCCGTGTTCATCAATAAATCCTTCGTAGTTCCACTCCATTGGGATAAAAAGAGAATATAAACCAGACGCTGTCTGTCCATTTCTGTTTCGCTTTGTAACGTCTGAGGCATTGTATAATTTTTTAAAGTTATCACCTCCTTTGTCTAAAGCGTTTGATGTTGATCCCATCATACACTTACCTATGATCCTACTACCTAGTCTAAGGCATGTCTTTGTAACTCTCCAGTTGTTTAATATATTATCTGGTCTTTCCCACTTACCACTTTCATCGTGTACTAGTAGTTGTAGTTTTTCACCGTCATAACTATTATCACCTGTATTTTTCCAGTCTATAGTTGTATCTANTCCTTGTATGTCTTCAAGCTTTTCNTTTGTTGTNATCTTCTTTCTAGTAAACTTAGACGCAGGTACTCTATAGGCGAGTTCGGATTTAGGCCGATCCATACCATCTTGAATAGGACTAAAGAAAAACGGGTAGTTAATTGATATAGGTACAACTTTGTCGGTAAACATTTTNTTAGCATCAGCTCCTGTTTTAGATANTATACCAAATCTTGAATCTGTTGAAATCGTTGCTTGATTGACAGTCTCAGCAGAGGACATAAAAGAAAATCCAGATCTTCTGTTTTTAAGATAGCACATACCGTAGCATCTCTTATCNGCTTTACACGCTTCCCAGAATATAAAGAATAATCTATTTGCTTCTCTGAAATCTGGCGCACCTACATCAATTTTGCTCCATTGGAGATACATGTAATGAGTACCAGTAATGTAGGTATCCTTCCCATTATTATTAAACCAAAAGCCGTCATCTCTTCGTTTAAACTCTTCGTCAATATACTCGTGCCACTGTCCTTTGTTTTCTTCAGGGTAAGCTTTCCAGTCAAATATGCTTTTAAGTCTTGATAGTTCTTTAGGATATTCAAACTGTTTCCACTTTTTTTCTTTGTTGCTATACACACTACTAGCTTTTGGCAATGCGATTTGAAAGTTTTGTATTTCATATATCTCTCCTATTTGTCCTGTTCTAGATATAACAACAATATTATGCTCTTTGTTATATCCATACTCCCATTTTTTACCTTTATTAAGTCTACTTATAGTAGTCTTTTTTATAGGTTCAACAACTTTATATAAATTTTGTTCGTACATTATTTTGATCTACCTTCTGCAAAACCTTTAAAAACTTTTTCTTTAACTTCTGTAGGTTTGTCGTTTAGTAAGTCTTCCTCCTCCTGTATTCTGTTAAGTATTTCAAACGCATCGAATATAGCTAGTTTTTTTGAAGCAGCAGCGTTTTTAAGTTTGTCTGCTGTTAAGTCATCTTCAGAATCAGTAACAATAGCTTCTTTAGCTACCTTGATTAATTCTTCTACGGCTTTATGCCCAGCTTGGATTATATTCTTCTTCGTCTCCTTGATATTCATATTTGATTGTAATAAAATTTGATAATAGTCTATATAGTTTTTGACCTTCTATAATAAACTCATACTCTGAGCTTGGTCTAAAACCTATTAAATCACCTTTACTAACAGTACCATCAGTATGTTTGACAATACCAACTAAAGGTTTTTCTTTATCTACGTTTAACTTGTCTGTAGATTTTATTGGGGCTACAAAACAATATCCTTTTTGTGCTTTCCATTTAGTATTTTTATACAAAAATATTTGATCAGGTTGTACTAAGTAGTTTTCTTCATCTATATAACTTCTACTATTTTTTTCAACACCTTGTTGGTCGTGCCATCTTCTAAACACATTATGATGCACTATAACTGTGTCTCCAACTTTTATGTCCGTATCACCAACTGTAGGTATTGATTTAACTACAGCTTCTCTACTAACGTACTGATGATTGAATATTTCTGTATTTACTATAAGTTCTTTACCACCTATATTTTTTTTATTGTTGTATCTAGATTTTACAGGTGTTACAACAAAGTTGTAAACTGACTTCATTAGTATTGTAAGTTATACTCTACAGATACAGCCATGTTTTTGTTAAAGTCTTTCCAAGGTAAAACGCTTTTTCCTTTCTTGATATAAACACTAAACTTATTGTCCTCCTCTATTATATCGCAAATGGTATGACCACCATACACTTCTTGCCCTACGGCATAGTGCATGGCGTCATTTTTATAATCTTTACCTATACTTATCTTACGAATCAGCTTCGACATCTTCTGGGTACTCAATTGCCCCT